CCCCTTTGGGCAGGAAGCACCACCTCCGAGCTCCACAACTGGCATACTAGCCAGATTCCGTCCCCTACTTGTTAATAGGGGCGGACCCAACGGCGTTTCAGTACGACGGCGCCGTGCCGTGCAGTTCTCTCCAGATGCTTTTCATCAGAGGGAGCGATATCCAATAATGAACTGGACTTCGCCTCCAACGACAATAGGCACTTGGTGAGGGCAGCATATCCATCCAACTTGTCTTCCCTGTAAACAGGAGAGGCAACCCAGGTATTAACTTCTTCTACCTGGTACTTGCGTGAATACCTTCCGGCACTCACACAAGGCTGGTACGACAATTTGCCAAGGCCAGCACACCTTTCTCCCACAATAGGCAATGTGCCTAAAATGGATTCACATACGTTAAACATATGTGATGCGGTTTTCCAGTAGCCTCTTTTATAAAAGAGATTGCCACTGGCTACCCACGAGATCAGCGCATTAGCATTCTGCCGGGTCTCCGGACGCACTTGGCGGACGTAAGTAGGTGTAACCTCTTCGCCGTAAAATGCATCCATCCCACAAGATTCACGAAAGTTTCCTGACGTGAAGGACTTGTGAACATTTACCTTACAGTAGTACTTATGTAAGGTACGGATAACCGCATCCGACTCGTGCGTAGGGACAAGTATATCATCCCCATACACGTAGACGTCCCGCCCAACATGTGCAATGTTGGGGGTTGTCACAGAAAGGTTGCGTTCTCGCAGCAAGGCCGCTACACAAATAGTGTAGAAGTACATGGCCTCAACCGGAAAACACAGAGCACTCCCCATAGACGCAAACTTGGACAGCTCCACAATGGAGCCATCTGGCATTTGCGCCCGCGTCGAACGGCATGCTGAAATAGCGTCCCTTAAATCAGGGTTGCTATCAAACATGCGAATAGCTTCCGCATAAGGCACGCGGTCGCTAGCTGACGACAGATCGATAGTAGCAAATCTGCCATCCCTCGACGACGATAAAGCTAAAGCACGGTTAACGCTTTGGTCACTAAAATTAATGTGGCCTCGCGTCAACCAATGCGATTCTAGAGCGGTTGTAATCGCTCGAGATAGGGCCTGCTGCGAATATTGCATGCAGACGGGCTCTATAGCTATAATACGGGGTGCCTTCAGAGTTTTGGGGACGGGAATGACCCTTACGGGCTGTTCATCCGCCTCCTCAATGATAGATACCTTCTCGAACTCTTTGCTACCATAGGCTGACTCACTAGAGAAAGCTGTCGATAACAAAGGAAAGTAAGGTTCGAGTCTATCATGCCACCTGCCTACAAGGTATTTAGCGTTTCCGCTAACCTCTTCAGCAGTTGCTCCGGGACCATGCTTGGGAACTGTTCCAAGAACCGGTACAAATTCGCCGGTTCCAAAAACATAGCCCCACAAGCCACGGCTAACGCTAGCAAAATAGCTAGCGTCACCTGGATCGATGGTGACTTCTCTGAAAACGTGCTCACTCGAGGTGAACGTAGAAAGAGCCCTGCGTACTCTATTAGGTGCGCAAGGAACTTCCAGCTTTTTAAAGGTGTAAGCAATTTGCCTAACGCCTTCGATAGCTGCGATACTAGGTTCATCTAAAATCCCTCCTGCCTCATTGAACATTTGACTGAAGAAACCTTGCAGAAATGCAGGGGCCTTCCCTCTCTTCCGAAAACTACGGAATTGAGTT